TGTCTCTTTTCAACCGCGCTGAACTTGAGATTGGTGGTCAGCTCATTGACCGTCTCTACTCTGATTGGATGGCTGCATGGGCTTCGCTCTCGCAGCGTCATTCGGATACTGATCCTTTTGCTATGATTCAGAACCCCACATATTCCCCCGCCGGTGGTAAGGTGTTTATTCCCCTCCCCTTCTTCTTCCATCAAAACCCAGGTCTCGCCATCCCCCTTGTAGCCCTTCAGTACCACGAAGTCAAGTTCAATCTTGAACTCGTTGATGATGCTGCTACTGCTGCCACTGCGACCAAGCGTTACAGCTGGCTCGTTGATGCCACCGCCAATGATCTTAAGGTTTACGTTGATTACGCTTATCTTGATACAACTGAACGCCGTAAGTTCGCTCAGAATGCCCACGAGTACCTCATTACTCAGCACCAACAGCAAGTACAAACTGTACCATCGTCTGGTGGTGTAGCATCTAATGTTGACATGCAGCTTCGTTTTAACCACCCCGTCAAGTTCCTCTGCTGGCAGCTTCAGGATCTTGTCAACACTGGTGGTGCTCAAGACAAGGCCGCTGGTGAGTTCTTCCAGCGTACACTAAATTACGGCACTGCCAAGCTTACCCTTAATGGTCACGATCGTTTCACTGCTCGTAGAGAGACTTATTTCATGAACAAGCAGTTCCTTGATAGCTGGTCTGGTCAGATCCATCCTAACTCGTATGCTCGTGATTGGTCGGTGTATTCCTTCTCTCTCAACCCCGCTGAGCATCAGCCATCGGGTACCTGTAACTTCTCCCGTATTGACAATGCCCAGCTTAAACTTACTGGTGTTGCTACAACTGTTTCGACCCCTCTCCGTGTTCATGCTGAGAACTACAACGTTCTCCGTATTATGAGTGGTATGGGTGGTCTTGCCTACTCTAACTAATCGTACCGTATTATTTTTAATTTCAAGGTTTTAGAGTACCCTAGAATACTAATACAAGGTTAAAAGTTCTTAAATTATTTAAAAAAGTTCTAGGTTTTACTATTAATATTAAAATGTTAAATCTAATTAAAAAAACATCTTAGTATTAATAATAAAGGACAGATATGAGTAGTGGATATCTTCAACTTGCTACTAAAGGTGCACAAGATGTTTATCTTACAGATAACCCACAAATTACATTTTTTAAAAGTGTCTATCGCAGACATATTCCATTTTCAAGGGATACCCGTCCTCTTCGTAAAATAGGAGAGGCTGGACCTGGAAAGGAAATTGTTGTAGAAATTGATAATATTGGAGATCTTCTAAGTGGTGTATATATCCAACTTAAAATCCCTACCCTTAACCCAGATACCGCCGATTTTATTAATTATTGCAAGGCATATTCATTTATAGAATCAGCACAATGTTATATAGGTGACCAATTAATTGATTCTATTACACCTGAAATCCACCAAGCTAGAAGTTTTTATAAAGGTAAAGTAGGACAGTCAAATGATAATTCCCCCACATATGATTTTGGAGATCCTCTCATCCTCATGATGGGAGGATACTATGAGTATAATAAAACTCTATGGATTCCCCTTCAATTTTGGTTTTCGGAATCCCTTGGACAGGCATTCCCCCTTATAGCCCTCCAATACAAAAAATTATCTATCCGTATTAAGTTTGCTGCACAAAATGTAACCGAAAGTACTATCCAACCAATAGACGAACTCTTCTACACAAATAATGACGTTGAAGTGTGGGGTAATTTTATATACCTAGATCCCGACCAAAAGAAAAAATATGCAGAAAAAGAACACCAATACCTCATAAATCAACACCAAAGAATGGTAGTTACAGATGAATTTACAAATGGTCAAGACTATAAGATACGCCTTAATTTCTTACACCCATGCAGTTACATAGCATGGTGCCTACTAGGAGCGGGAAATAAAAATCTACCCACCACCAATGAAGGAACTGATAGCAACTTTGGATTTTCTAAAGCCAATTTTATGGTAGATGGTAAACCTATAGTAGATGATAAATCTATTGGTTATTACCACTACTATCAAGTTTATAACAATTTTGGAACCCTCGTAAATCCTCTACCAACTTTTATTTATGGTTTTACATTAAACGGCAGTGATTCAGTACAACCTGCTGGAACTTTAAATTTTTCTAGAATAAATAACGCCCATCTAATTGTAACACCAACTGTAACAGGAGCTAGAACTATCGTTGTATGGGCTGAAAATTATAATGTACTAAGGATCGCTAGTGGACAAGCAGGGATCGCCTATGTCAATTAAATGTGAATTAATACCATCTTCACAAGATTCTAAACTATTCTTTTTTTTAATAGTTGTCCTAGATATTGCAAACTGACACAACGTATCTAAGACAACTTTTATAAATAAAAAATCAATTTGAGTAAATGAAAAGTAAATAATGAAAATACCCCTAAGGCTACTGTAAAATTCGTATCCAGTAGATATCATTATAGTTTCTCTAAATCCACCACTTAATTTAATAGTCTTTTTATCCATAACTTCATTTGTTATCCAAGGATATATTATCAATCCACCTGTAGTGTTTATAATTGTGTCTATAATTAACCAACACACAAAACATATATATTTTCCCCATGTATCTATGGTAAAATTCAAAAATTTTAAATTATCATTGGGACCTAATGAAAAAGATAGTAAAGTATTAGAATGAAAATTACCCTCAATAACAAGAAAAAATATACTTAATATTTGCCAACCACCTAAACATAAAAGCCATTTTGTTTGAGATAACATCTTTAACAAACCCCCTTTAATTAGAATTAGTATGGATTTTTAAGTTATTTAAAAATCTAAGGTAATTATAAAAAAAGACCTAACTATGTCTGGTATATCTCTAATCCAATATAGAGGTGCCCAAGATGCATATTTAAGTGAACCAATTACAGGAGACAACCCTTTTACACATACTTGGTTTCGTCATACTAATTTTTCTCAACATCAAAAAAGATTAACTCCTAATGTACCCATCAAAAAACAAAATATACCAAAAAAGTACCGTTTTTTAGTTGAAAAAAATGGAGATCTATTAAAAGAATTATATCTAAAAATTAAATTAGATTTTAATGAAAGTCGTCTTAAGTTAGATACAACAGTCGCAGGTGCTAATCCGAGAACCAATACAGTATCAGATGGACTATGGAGATTACAATTATATCAAATTATGGAATCTGCACGACTCTACATTGGAGGACAGGAAATTGAAGAAATTTATCCAGAATGGATTATCTTTTATTATAGTCAAATTGCTTCGGATAAGTTTAATGCCGTAGATGATGCAACTAATCCATTATATAATACAGACGGTATAATGCACCTCCCACTTCCATTCTGGTTTACTAGAAATGCTGGAACAAGTATTCCACTCATCGCTCTAAAAAACAGTAAAGTAGAAATTGAAATTACACTTAGAGATCATACTACTTTCAATAAAAGTGTGTGGATTTCCCAGCCACCCCTCTCCGGATATTCCTATGTTACACCAGTATACAATCCATATGAATCAGTAGTGCTAGACCTTGGTTTAGGAGATAACACATACGAAGTCAATATGTATGCAGAATACATCCTCCTAGATTCTGCAGAAAGAAGAAGATTTCAAGAACAAGCACAAGAATACCTCATTACACAGGTACAAAGAAGAATTATCTACCCAAAAAATAAAGAAGGACAACAATCCATCGCGAGAGGAGACACCTTCACAACAGGGAAATTTAATCTAAATCATCCTTGTAAATACATAATGTGGTACTACTTATCAAACTTCTCACAAAGTAATGGAACTGCTGATGTTTCTCTCAATCAAACTCCCTGGACAGGACTCGGAGGACAAATTCCAAATACTATTAAAGTTATGATAAATGGAAAAGATCTAGTACCAGAACGTACAGAGGGGTGGTGGAGACTCTACAAAGCATGGGAACTTAAACAATTAGTAAGTTACATTCCCTTTTATTACTATTCATGGTCCTCCAGCCCATCAAAATTTCAACCAACAGGACAACTAAATATGTCTAGAATTAAAGACCTAGAAATTATAACCAAAAGAATTGATAGAAACTCAGGTTCACTAGGATGCTGGGTACCCTTTGGACCATACTTTATAACAACCTACGGTAATCTTAATGACCTTCGCCAAGTAGTAATGGCGGAAAATTACAATATTCTTAGAATCGATAGCGGCCAAGCAGGGGTAGCGTTTCTAGCCTAAAAAAAGGATACATTCTATCGGAACTTACAAACAAAAAAAATAATAATTACAATAAAAAAAAAATATAAGTATATAACAACACTATGATTAAACTCTTACACTGGGTTCTTATTGGTGTTATTATATATATATTATTTTGCAATAATACTAAAAGTACCTTTTTGAATTTTAAACAACCACCTAGTATTCTAAATGATTATTTTGACCAGATCGTGTGTATTACTATCCCAAAGAGAAGGAAACATATGGAGAAAATGATGCGGAGATACAACATCAAAGCAGACATATTCCCAGCATACTTAAAGGATAACATGGATAAACAAAAATTAATAGATGAAGGTTTTATAACACCAGATTGTACATTAAATAATGGAAGAATATGTTGTCATTATAGTCACATGCAAGTTCTTAAAAACTTTTTAGATGACCCTCATTCTAAAAATATTCTTGTTTTTGAGGATGATATGGATCAAAAATACAGTGGATCTGAACAACTAAATAACATAATTAAACCATATTTAGAAAATGTTCCCTATGGATGGAACTATTTGAATTTAAGTGGTAGTTATGAAGATTGCGATAAAACAAGGCCAACGGATTCACCTTATTGGAGAAATGCATATAGTATTCTCCATAGAAATGCTATTGCATTTGATAAAAATGGAGCTAGAACTGTGTATAATATGTGCAGACCAATGAAAGATAAACCTGGTGATGTTTTAATTTCCGAGTTAATAAAAAATAATTATTTAGGTAATAGTTATTATACTACAAAACAACTATTTAGACAAGATAGAGAGAATTGGGGTACTAATTTGGGCAATTCAGAGCCTAAACAACCTATATGCGATCCTAGAAAAAAACATAAATAAAAAATATTATAATAAAGTAAACATAATGAAATTTGTAGTATTATTTATTATAATATTTATACTAATAAACAAATTAGTTAAACTATGCACAAAAAATAATATTAAATCTACATTTGGTTCTGATATAGTAATACCAAAAGTAATTAATAAAATTTTTATACAACATTCTGGTGATCTAACAAATTCATTTGAAACACCCAGACTAAAAGAAGTCCATAATGAATGGATACGAATGAATCCTGGATACAAAATAAAATATTGGAGTCTAAATGATTGCAGAAATTTTTTAAATACTAAATTCCCCCCTGAATATCTAAAAGCATTCGATTCTCTAACTGCCTATGCTGCTAAAGCTGATTTTGTAAGATATTGTATAATCTATGTGTATGGAGGTTGGTATAGTGATTGGAAAGAACAATGCATGGTCCCCGGATTGTTAGATGAACTTGCATCAGATAAAACAGAATTTATCTTTTTCGAATCTGATCCATCTAGACAATTTGCAGGATGTGTTCAAAATTGTTTCTTTGGAAGTATCCCCCGAAATCCTATTTTAGGAGATCTAATTCAACTTTGTTTAAAAAATATAAAAAATAAATACTATGGACCAAATTCACTCTCTACAGTAGGACCATGTGCCTTAGGGAAAGTTATATTCAATCCAAATAAAAAATATAATTTAAAAACAAAAAAAGGTATATACACTAGATACACCAGTGACAATAAACTTGTTCCCGGAGGTCATTTAATTTACGATCATCAAATTGTAAATATCCATAAATGTGATAATTGTGGCGGGGATAAAAATAAAGATGTTCAAAAGTGGATTAAAGGAAATAACTACAATGTTCTATGGAATCAACGTAAGTTTTTTAAATAATTCCAGGAATTCCATTGAATTTTTGAGCACAAGCCCCATGGGTAAATGTTAATTCACCTAAATATGGTCTATCATTAATGAAAAAGTAATCTACTCTTAGTAATCTTATGGGTTTTTTTGATAAAGTATTAATTTTATTATAAATATCCATAGACATTTTTTTCATGTAAGGTAAAGATAACATGAATTTTCTTGGCAACTTAGCGTCAGCAGAAGTAATTTTATTCGTAATATAAGCATCATTAAGCAATTTACCATCGGGAGAATATAAATTACGTGAATGACCACCAAATCTATCATTGTCAACTTGGAAAAATTTAATTTCGCCATCTATTATATGGAATTTATAATCAGATGGGTTATCACCAATATATTCTTCTATAATTATATGAGGACTGTTATATGTATATTGTGTTTCATGAATTCCATGTTTAGGAGTACAATGAAAACAAGTATTCATAAACTTTGTAGATTTTGTAATCAAATCATCAACGTTTATTTTTGAACGATCTTTAACTATTACATTCATTCCAGAACCATGGGTATTCTTTAAAACAAATTTATTAGGTATTTCAAAACCATTCAACCAATTTCTCAATTGATCCATATCCCTAGTCTTAAAATAAGTACGTGGAACAATATTTCTATACTCAGGAAAATTTCTTATAATCCAATCCTTAATCATCTGCTTATCACTCAATTCACCCTTCAAACGAATATCACCCTCCAAATTATCCATACACAAATCATTATATTTTACAACCCCACTGTCACTAAAAACACTCTTCCTCACCCACTTATCACATAAACACTTAAATACTATATATACTATTGCAATAGTAATTATTAATATAATCATGGTTTACTATTATTAATAAATATTTTTTTACGCTTAATTACTTAATTTTTCCCCATCCTAAGTCCCTCTTTTTACTTTTTCCATCAGACTGGGGTCTGCGTTGACAAGTAAATCCAGGAGGCTGGCGGCATAGATCATAAGAAAACCACCCTTTACCCCTACAATGTTCAGTCCACATATCTTGTGCTGCATTATATAAATCA